GTGGTCGCTGATCCATTCGCAATAATTGTTCCATCATCGTAAATGAAGTAGACCTGCCCATCAATAATTTGGATAGTTTCATTTTCCTCGTTCATTATTTTTCCTCTTACTTTCTATTAGCTGAATGATTTGATCTTTTAATATCAAATCTTGAGTACCTTGACCGCCATGCTCTATTTCTTTTAAAAAACTTTTTAGTTTTCTAATAGACCAAGTTTTATAATCAGTCATATTTCTTACGCCAAAATCTACAATTATAACTGAAGTATCCTATAGGCTCGTTGTTATAAAAAACAACAGGCGGTACAAAATTTCCGCTCCCAAGTTCATTGTCATAAATATAATTTTGTACAATGTCTCTAAGTTTGTAAAGTTTGTCCGATGCTATATCCCATAGTTCTTTGGTACCAAAAAGTAATTGATGAGGGTCTTGCCTAAAATCAATATTGCCTCGATTAGTAATTCGGACAATATGAAATTTTTTATTTTTTGTCATAGTCTATCCTCAACTTCCTTGATTGCTTGTTCCACATCAGCTTTAAAACTTTCATAAGTGTAAGTTTTATTGCCTGTTGCGATAGTCTCGATTAATCCGTTTAACTGTTTGAGGGCTTCTTCCTCATCCGTTAATTCTTGAGTCATGTTTAATAGATCATAATCGAGATCACCTTTTCTAACTTTTGTGTTAAACAAAAATCTTTGAGTAAATCTACTTATGGTCATCACTACCTACTTTCACATCACCCCAATTAGTCGGAACATCATCCAAGCTAGTTTGAAAAGGAAAGAAATCCATGAACGGCTTAAATTCATTTATACTTTTATAATTGAATTTATGATCCACTGTATTTTCATATCTTTCTACCGCATCCCCTATTCGTCTCATTAAACTATTAAATTCTTTGAAACATTCTAGTAGTTCAATCTCAGCATTTGCTGAATTGATACTGTAATCGAGATCGTAAACTTGAGTCATTATAGTTCCTCACCTTCACTAACATGAATTTCTACTTGTCCACTATTTTCGTAAGTTCCTAAAAAATCATGTTCAATTAAGCTACTATCTTTACTACTATAAAACACGACAAGTTTATTTAGATCATGCTCTTTTAGTTTGTTTATTAGTTCTGATACTGTCATGATGCGCTCCCCCAATTATTTAAAATGAATGGAAGAAAGTCGGATGAGTCTAGCGACTCGGCAATCACGACTCGCGGATCGCTGAGAGTTTTACTACCCAAAAGCTGAATAACCTTATTAGGCAGTATTCTTATACTATAGTACATATTATTTTTTCCTTTCTGATTTTGAGCGTAGCGGGTTATTAAACACTAACTTAGCCCGCTTACCCTCGCATAATTTCTTATGGGTGTTTGGGTACAACGCTCCAAGAGATAGTTCACGGGCTAACTAAATTACCTCACGATAATTTAATCATCTACATAAAGGGTAAACCTAGTTCTAGCTATCGCCGTTTAAGTTAAGTATCTCTTGCTGAATACTTTTTAAGTATTCATGATTGCCCAATAAACAGGCAATCAAAAATACTTAGTATGCGGTTTCCTCAGCTTTTAAAAATTTCTTCATTTCAGAAATTTTTCTTTGTAAGTCTTTTTGATATCCAACTGAAGTAAACTCTTTATTCTTTTTTTTAGCAGTAATTCTAAAAAAGTTTTTATCAATCTTTCCTAAAACTACCATCGGAGCAATAATGATTTGATAATCAAGATACTCTGTAAAAAAAGTGGTACTCATTTTATTTGCTCTCTTTTGTATAGTTAAACAAATTAAAAATTAATGTAGGTTTCCCGTTAGACTTGGAATACATCTCATTAATTAACATTGCTATTTGAGAAAGTTCCTCAAAAGTTAATCCTTCTAACTCTCTCTCAATGTCGTGTTGTAGCAACTTTTGTTTCATTTTATTTATTCCTTTCAATGTGAATACTTTTTAAGTATTCATGATTGCCCAATAAACAGGCAATCAAAAATACTTATGATTGATACTCGGCTATTTCATCACCAAAAAAATAATCTTTGTGATTGTTTATCCAATTAATGATATGAGGATGTAAATCCAAAGAACCATTAAAACCTACAATCTCGTAATTCTTAACTGTATAAAGATAACAAGAATTATCGTGATTATTATGTTCTACATAAAGATCATGATCTTTATTAAAAACAATCATGTTTTTATCTTGGTGAATTATTTTATCTGCCATGTTTATTTTCCCTTCTGTATTGAATACTTTGTAAGTATTCATGAATACTCAATAGCGAGTATTCAAAAATACTTATGCCTGCCCTTGCTTTAGTTTTCCTTTAGCAATTTGTTTTTTATATTGCTCCACTTCCCACTCACCAAATTTTGTTCTGTGTTCTAAAGTTCTCTCAGAGACTAGCATTACTAATTCAAAAATTTTCTGCGCTCTGTAGTCTGAGGCAAAGTCCTCATCGTGATCGTAAAGAGAATTAATATCATCAAACATCTTTTTAATAAGTTTCTCTTTTCTTTTGTCTGAAGCAGTTTGTTTATCTTTGTACATTTTATTTATTCCTTTCAGTGTTGAATACATCATGTATTCACAATTGCCCTAAGCAATTGCAAAGAGCAATTGAAAATACATAAAAGAAAAAAAATAAATATTCTTTCAATGGCAACTTAATCTAAGCGTCTCTCTTGATGATTAGCGTTGGAATGCTATCACGATTGGATCGATCTATTGCCGTACAGTAAGTTAATAGTATGGTGTCTGCCTTACTGCTCCGATGCCTTTATTAGTGACGATAGGTTTATGCTCTGAAAATTAGAATTGAGTTTTTATAAACAATTGAAATTTTTGAGCCAAGCAATCGTGCCTAATAAATTGAACTAAATCTAATTTAAATTTTGGTGAAGTGTCGAGCGTCTGCAAGGCATTAACTTTCTCTAGCTGACCAAAAAATAAAAAACCAAATACTATTTTGTTCATATTTGGAATTCGGAAATTTAAAAAGTTCATTTGATAAAAATATACTTATTTATAATAAAATATCTACTTATATTATAAGGTATTATAATCCTTATTTTTCAGTGTATTTTTAGGCGTTTACCTGTGAACGCGGTTATTTGAGGTTATTTGAAGTGATTTTTTTCCGTTTTAAAGCGTTTCTAGATAGGTATTAGATTTGTTGGTGTGTGTTTGATCGCGGATCGCTGAGGGAATTTAATCGATAATTAATTCCTATAACTTTTTTTGCAAAATTTAAAAATAAATTCACATAGTACTATGATTAATAAAAATGAAAGTAGGTCAAAATGAAAAACAAAAATAAATTATTCAGTAAAGAATTTTTAATTCTTTTTACTAACTGTGTTGGATGGGGAAAATTATTTGCTCCGAATAAAGAAGGATTAAAAGCGTTTGCTGATTTTTATTGGAACTATGTCAAACAAAAAGCGATGTCAGCGGATCGCGAATAGCGGAACGTGGAATTAATATTTATTCAAAGTATGGTTTGTCTAAATAATCCTCATACCAATTAACTTTAAATTCTACATCCTCATACTTTCTTACTGCCTCAGCGTATCGCAAAAAATACTTTCCAAGATTAGTTAAAAAAATTTCTTGTTCAGTTCTATTTTGTAGGCGGTCATGCGCTTCGGGAACATTGGTTATAAAATACATTCCATGCGCCTTTATAATATCCATGTTCGATGAGTCTATTTGAAAAGCAATATTGATAACGGGTGGTTCGCTTTCAAATTCATTTATCTTATTCTGTTTGTATTTATTCAAATCTATAATCATAAATAAATTATTATGAGATGTTTTATTTATAATCCATTAGATAATTTATTATAAAGTTATTAGATAAATTATTATAAAAACATCACACATTCACAGTACTATAGGTTTTTTGAAAAAATATTTTTTTTCTTTAAAATTTATTTTTAAACAAGTGTGATAGTGTGAAGATTGATGTTTTAATATTGAGTTATATAGCTTTTTACCATCACACTACTAGTTTTGAGAAGTGTGATAGTGTGAAGGGTTTGAGCGTTGGTACTAGGTAATTATTAGAAAATTTGAAAATATTATTTTAATAATAATATTTCTAAAAAAACTTATAGTACTCGTATAATTGCATTCTGAATTTAAAATAGTAATAATTGTGTCACGCTATATTTTTTATGAGTAATGAAAAAAATTTATACAAAATGGTTAAGGATAAATTATCTGATTTTAATCCAATTCGCATTGAAACAACTACTATTAATGGATTTCCCGATTTGATTTTATTCAACAAAAATAGACACGCTTTGTTTATTGAATGTAAGGTTTGCGAACGTGATAAATTGATACAAAGTTTGAGACCGCATCAAAAGTCATTCCATCATAAATATTGCAATCTGATAAGCGGGTTGTTTATCTTGCAACGCTCTCTCAAAGAGAGAGCGATTTTTCTGTATGGTTCGCGATCCATGAACTTTTTGGAACAAAAAGCGGTCAGCGATCCGCTTGCATCGGTTGGACTGCGAGAAAATTGGAACGCGATCCGAGAAGTTTTGAACAATGACCACTAAATATAGAAGCAACTATACGCGATCCGCTGAAAGCGTTGAAAAATATAGCTATACTAATTCCTATAATATAAATTATGCAACAATAACCGCGTTCCACGATATGAAACCTTAGGTACTTAGATAATATGAACACAATACGAACAAAATTTTACCCCGACCCCCAAAAAATCGCCCACAAAAATTATAAGTCAAGCTTAAGATTTGCAACATTTACACGGAATAGGAGCAAAATTTCCATATGAGTTATGAAAATTTAGATATTCAACAATTAAAAGCGATGGTTTTACTTCGTCAAAAGCAAGAACAAGAATTTGCTAGAGCAAATTTCATGAGTTTTGTAAAGGCAGTATGGCCAGAGTTCGTAGAAGGACCTCATCACTTAAAAACTTCAGAACAATTTCAAAAATTTGCAGCGAAAAAAGCACAAAGATTAATTATCAATATGCCGCCTCGACACACAAAATCAGAATTTGCTAGTTATTTGTTTCCAGCGTGGATGATGGGCATCAATCCTCGGTTAAAGATCATCCAAGCGACTCACACTGGAGAGCTTGCAGTTAGATTTGGTAGAAAAATTCGTAACTTAATGAACTCTACTGAGTATAAGCGTATCTTTCCTAATGTAACTCTGAGAACTGACAACCAAGCAGCGGGCAGATGGGAAACAAATCATGGCGGCGAGTACTTTGCAGCTGGTGTTGGCGGAGCTATTACTGGTCGTGGTGCTGATTTATTGATTATTGATGATCCACACTCTGAACAAGACGCTCTATCCGAGACTGCAATGGACAATGCCTACGAATGGTACACCTCAGGTCCTCGTCAGCGTCTTCAACCTGGTGGATCGATAGCCATTGTGATGACAAGGTGGTCACAAAAAGACTTAACAGCTAATTTAGTTAAGAAAATGTCTGAGCCTAAGGCAGATAAATGGGAGTTAATAGAATTTCCAGCTATCCTTGATGACGATGATGAGAAAAAGCGTAGACCTATTTGGCCTCAGTACTGGAAAATTGATGAATTAGATAAAGTTAAGGCTTCTCTGGTACCTAGTAAGTGGAATGCCCAGTGGCAACAAAACCCCACCTATGATGGAACCAGTATTATTAAACGAGAATGGTGGAATATATGGAACAGCTCTACTCCACCACCCTGTAATTTTGTTATTCAAAGCTATGATACTGCATTTTCTAAAAAAGAATCGGCAGACTACTCTGCAATTACCACTTGGGGAATTTTTTACCCCAACGAAGGAAAAGACACCCACATCATTTTGTTAGACTCTGTCAAAGGTAGATGGGATTTTCCAGAATTAAAGCAGGTTGCTAAGAAGCAATTGTTAAAACATACACCCGACAGTGTTATCATTGAAGCAAAGGCATCGGGTACACCATTAATTCAAGAATTAAGAAGATTTGGAGTTTATGCTACAGCATTCTCTCCGAATAAAGGCATGGACAAACATGTTCGGTTAAATTCAGTCTCTCCTATATTCGAAGCTGGACATGTTTGGCGGCCTGACACAGAGTGGGCTGAGGATTTACAAGAAGAACTGGCATCGTTCCCCTTTGGAGAGCACGATGACTTGGTTGACGCGACAACCTTAGCTCTGATAAGATACAGGGAGGGTAACTTTGTTCGATTATATGATGACGACAAGGAACTAGATATGCCACGGGAAAACATAAAATATGAGTACTACTAAAAAATTAATCAATCCTGAAGACAGGAGACTAAAACAAAAATTAACGCCCAAGCAAATGTTGTTTGTCACGAACTATGTCCAAGGAACGCTGACAGGTAAAATGTCTGCGGCTGAAGCGGCACGCAAAGCGGGGTACGCGAACGACCGAGCGCGGCAAACGGCTCACGAACTGCTGAACCCGAACAGGAATCCCTTTGTAGTAGAGGCAGTTAACGAGATGAAGCAAGACCTCTATGAGACGGCTGGCGTTTCGATGGCCTCGCACCTCTCTTCGCTGAAAGAGATCCGCGAAGCGGCGATGGAAAACAAACACTATTCGGCAGCGGTCAATGCGGAAGTCAATCGCGGTCGAGTGGCAGGCTTCTACGATACAAAATTAAAAGTGGAGAACTCTCTCGATAGTATGTCGAAAGAGGAACTCATTAAAGTTTTGCAGAACTACGATAAACTTGGTATTAATCAAGAACGAGGGTTGATTGTTCAAGACGATATGGATCGCGAACAGCGGCTCGTGGAAGGTGATTAATGGAAAACTTACAAAACATCGAGTGGATTCAAAGAGCATTAGACCCATCGACTCCGATGTTGGATAATCAAACAGTTCGAACAGAATACAGCGAGGTAGATGGTAAAATAATTCTCTATCCCACTATTCGAATGATTGATGGTAAGTTAGTTAATTTAAAAGAAAAAGGAATTGATCCCTTTGAGTATGCATTTCAAAAGGGAGA